TATTGATGATCTATTTTTGTTTTATAAATACAATCTACAAGTTAAGCTGTTGATAGTTTTGCCTGGAATTTCTTTTCTATATATCTTTTCTTTTTGTCTTCCTTTTCTTTTATCGCATAAAATATAACTCAAAAGAAATAAGATAATAATTTCAATAGTTTAATATTTTAGTGTTTTTTATGTATTTACATTAATATTATTATATCCTAAATGGTTATTAAACAAATAATGAAAGGTTATAATATGAATAAATCAACAATGAGTGAAGCGTCTACAAACTGGGATGTTTATATTAAGGAATGCTTAGAAGTTGCAGCTTCAAGTATTACGCCTTACAAAATAATCACCTATAAAAATTATAAGGGTATTAAACAAGCAGTAGTTGAAAAACAAATCAAGGAGGTTGCTTAAATGACTAAGGGAGAAATATTAATAAGTTCGGTAGCTGGTAAAACTTTTATTACAGAAAATCAATTAATGGAAAATAAATACTTTGTAATGGAAGCTAAAAGATTAATTAAGGAAGGTACTTATACAATGGATCAATTAATTAATGAGCTTGTTAATTGGTGTAATAAAAACTTTTAATTTTAATAACTTATAACCCTGGAATATCTAGGGTTATAGGATCTTAAAATAATAAGATCTATACTTGCATAACTTTATCGGTTATGATAGTATAAAACAAATAACAACTGAAAGGGTTATAAAATGACTGATAAAAAAATAACTATGTACCAATTAGAGCAAAATTTAATTGGTGAGTTAAATGATAACAAACAACAAGTTTTAGATAATGAAGATTTATTACATGAATTTGTTGAGAGTAATGTTCCTGTATATAATTTTGATTTATTAGTATTAGCCTGTGATGATTTATATTTAGGCTATCCTAATGAATATATTATTCCAGGAGAGAATAGCTATAACGCTTATGAGATAATTAAATGGAATGTTTACGAAAAGTTATTAGATGTTGCTAATGACTGGCTTTCAAAACAAAATAAGGAGGCAGCATAATGAATGATAAAAAAATAGAGCTAACATACGAAGAACAAGAACAAGTTATAAAAGCTGTTGAAGAAATGGTTTTAGACATGAATTATGAAGAGCTTATGGAAACAGCAACCTCATATATGGAACAGCATTACTTATCAAAACCAAAAGATTACTTAATTGATTGTGGTTTTATAAATAAACAAGAGGAGGTAGCATAATGAAAAAATATATAATTAAAACTTATCCAATAATGGTTAAGGAATATTTAGTTGAAGCTGATAATGAAGAACAGGCATTATACTTCTTCTATAAAGATACAGAAAATAAAGTTAAAGAATATGGAGAACTAGAATATACTGATCACGAAGATCAAATTATGCCAGACGTTGAAGAATTGGAGGTTGCTTAATGTTTAATAGATCAGACTTAAACGCTTTGCTTATAACAGCTATAATTATTCTACTAGGTTATGCTTCAATGCACTTGCTAGTGTACCTGGATGAATGTTTTAAACTAACCAACTACTAACGAAAGGTACGATAATGAAAAACTTATATAGTAAAAATCCATATTGGATTTTAAAAAGATATACTCTTATAAATGGTTTTCATAATTACAAATTAAACAATGCAGTTAAGAATATTAGTTGTCGTAATTGCAATTCAATTTTATTTAAGGAAATAAATAAAAACATTAATTATCCTTATGTGTGCTTAATTTGTGATGAAAATATGTATAACTTTGAAACAATAAAGGAGGTAGCATAATGAAAGTATTGAGAATAGATAATCAGTGTAGAGATAATGAAACTGTTTATAACAGTTTTGAAGAATTAAGATTGCAATTATGTGATTTTCATTCTGTTGATTGGCAAGAATGTCTTGATGAAAATGATCCAGGATATAGAGATATATATTCTTTAAGTCTTGATGAAATTTGTAGTCATGGAGATTGGAGTTATAAAATAATTTCAAATCAAGAAGCTAAAAAATATGAGGAGGCTGCATAATGATCACAATACAACAGCTCAAGGAGAAAGTTGCTTTGTTAAATGATGAAAAGTTATTAGATCAATTTGATTTATATAATCAGTTTCAATTAAATCAAATTAATGAAATCATTTATAAAAGAATAATTGAGTGTGAGTTAGAGAATAGAAATCTTTTAACACACAAAATAATGGAGGATCAATTTGAATATGCACAATAAAAAAAAGATCGTACTCAATCCTATGGATGTGATAACCAATAGGAAAATGCTATCGGTTAAACTCCAGGTATGGAAGAAGCTGATTGCTTGTTCTAATTATGAAGACATAACTATAACAAAGCTAATAGATAAACTGATAACTAAATATATTGAAGACAACAAATATAATATAGATCAGATCTTTAAAGATAATCTAGAAGTAAACACCAATATATTTAGAGAGGATAAGACCATAGAAATTCCATATAATTTTGAAGACAAGCATAGAGCAACTGATCTTTAATCTTATTTAGATTGCAATTCTTTTGTCTTAATTTCTTTAAGCTCTTCTGCTTCTAGATCTAAGTATTGTTTCTGTAAGTCTTCGCTATCAAGCCAAGACACAGTGATAGTTTGTTTAACATTACTCTCTTGTGGTTTGTTGTCTGAGTACAGATCAGTTATCTTTGTTGCTAAAAACTGTATGAACTTTGTCTTCTCCCTTGTCCATGCAATTACATTAGGATCTAGTTGCTTACCATTTATATCTTGCATGTAGATCTCTAAGAGTTTGTCCACTAAAGTTTGAACCCCTAACTTTTGAGCTTCTAAAATTCTAGTCTTTGCTTCCTTGTTCTCTGGTCTTCTTAACCAAAAGTGAAATTTGTGTAAGCTGATCGGCAAGACTTTCTGATTTGAAAAAATTTCTGTAAGTGTTTTGCCACTTACGAGTAGCTCTTCTACCATAGACAGATCTGAATTGCTGATTATCAATTCGTTCTTTGATGTTTCTTTCGTAGTAATCTCTGACATATTCTATAGGTTTATCTTTAAATTGTTTCAAAGTACAGAGCTGTCTAAGCCTAGAGTCATGTGAATAATTTTGTTTTTTAAATCCACCTCTTCCAGCTCTATCTCTAAAACCAAAGTAGTCTGAGTTCTGACCACCATGGTAGCGACATAAATACTTTTGAACTCCATCCTTAGTAAATGAATTAGTAGGATAGCCTTTACTTTGACAGGCTTTGCCTGATAGCCTAGAGATACCCATACAAAATATTCTTTTAGATTTAAAACCTCCTTTCATTTCTTTATGGGTTCACCTTTCCAATTCAAACCATTTTTTTTATTGAACTCAACTTTCTTTCTGTAATTAAAACTGCGTTGCTTTGCATTCTTTGATACCGCTGCTTTCATTTGCTGTTCTACTATATGTTTTGGCACAGCTCTTGCATCACGCAGCTCTTGCTCTTGGTGTTCAATTGCTTTTCGTACATAGTAAGGATGATATGAAATACATTGTTTTAGTTCCGCCAGTGGTACACTAGCTAGTTGAATTATCTTACTTTCTTTATTCAAACTTTTATTATTAACAATACTATCTATTTTATCTTTCATCCTATTAGATATTAATACTGTTTTATTAATACTAGTTTTATTAATAGGTATCACCCTGATACCACTGAGGTATCTATCTGATACATCATGGTATCTATATGATACATCATTGACTAATAAAATAGGTGATAATGTGTATAAGTTAGTGGATGATAGCCGCTTTTTTATAATGAGTTTAGCCTCAACTAATAGTTGAATACATCTGTAGATTGTCATGCGAGATAGACCAATCATCTCAGTGATCTTTGAGTACCTTGGGTAACAGCTGCCGCTTTTAGGATTTGCAAAGCGAAGAAGAACCAAGAGTATCGCCAAGCATTTAGCTTTATGTTCCTCTGCTAAGCCTTGATAACCCTCATGTTTAAATAGATTTATAGGTAGCCTTATATGCTGTGGGTATTTAGTCATGATCTACTTGCATTTATGTTGTTCCCTTAACCAATTCAAATAACCTATATATTCCTGCTCATTTAAACAGACCAAAGACCCCTTAGAAATTGGGTCAATTTCCTCCAAAATGGCATTAATTTTTGCTATCTTAAACGTTGGATACTCCGCACCATCAATGTTATAATAAACTATATATGCAGGTATGCCTAGTTTAGTACCAATATCTGCTGTTAAGTAGGCAACTTTATTATATTTACCTACATCATAGGTAGTTTCAATAATTGCTATGCCATTTCTACATTCATTACAATATTCATAACTATCTATATCAATCATACGCCAATGATCATTCTGTATCTGGCGATGCCATTCATTATACCAATTAACTCTGGCTTTACTAAAATAAATATCTCTAGCCACTATCCACCCCACTCATGCGTATCATCATTAACAACGCAGTGATGAGATTGCTCTGCTTTTTTTAATTGTATGTTTAATACTTGCACCTCTTCGTTTAATCTATCTATTTCCTTTTGAAGAACTAAAATCTTTTCGTTGTACATATCAATCACATCTTCAATGTGTAATGGTTGATCGATCATTTAGTTCTCCAATTTTTTTAATGATATAATGCAGCCTTTTGGTATTACGATTGCATCTCCTACATCCATCTCATCAGTGTTTGGATCTATGCTGTATGTTGCAAACATCTTAATGAAGTTAGCATTGTCTTCATAAAGATAACCTATGGTATTACACATAGCAGGTTTAAGATTTCTTAAATCATCCTCACTATTCCATGCGTTATCACAACTATTAATATCTTGCCAAACAACTATAACCTTTTCATATTTTGTGTTTAACATACCACTCCTCATAAAATGTATTAGGTTGAACACCTGTCTTTTGCGTTATCACTTTCATAAATCTAGGATGAGGTATTCTCTCTGACTTTAAATACCTAATCACAGATACGATAGGATTCTTTCCAGTTAATCCTATTAACTTTGCAAGATCTTTGTTGCTAAGTTTATTCTTTTCTTTGTAATCATTAAGTGTCATTTAGTTTTCTTTCTGTTGCCAAAACAATCAAATGTTTTGTGATACCTTTTAAGTAATCGTCTTAGTTGTTGTTTAAGTTTCATTATTACTCCTTCGTTAGATTTATCT